GCGTGTAGTAGTGCATGTACATCCAACATACTGTATTGCAGCCATGCATGCCGGTATTGACTTAGGTACTGTTAGTAATTCTTTTCCAGAACTCAATCGTTATACTAAGGTAGCACCTAATGTAGGAGATGTTGCTCCTATCAGTGAAGAATTAGGCGATGCTTGTCATCATAACTTGGGTCTAGATAACGATGGTAACATAAAGTTTGATATAGTAGGAATTAAGGGACACGGAGTAGTAGCAATTGGGAATACTCCGTGGCGTGCTTACGAGCATATAGAAAGATTAGAACATATTTGCAAGATAGTACTTGCATCAGGTAAATATTAAAATGAGCAAAGAACAATATAATTTAAGTAAACAAACAAACTATCTAAAACGTACAATGTTTTTAGATCCAGAAGGCCCTGTAACTGTGCAACGATTTGAAGAAGTCAAGTACCCAAGACTTGCTAAGTATGAAGAAACAGCACGTGGTTTCTTTTGGGTGCCAGAAGAAATAAGTTTAACAAAAGATAAGATTGACCACAAGGATAGTAGTGATGCAATTAAGCATATCTTTACTAGCAACTTATTAAGACAAACCGCACTTGATAGTATTCAAGGTCGTGCACCGAGTCAAGTATTTTCACCCGTAATCAGTATTCCAGAATTGGAAGCATTAGTTAGCAATTGGAGTTTCTTTGAAACTAATATACACTCAAAATCTTACAGTCATATTATTAGGAACGTATATGGTGTTCCTAAAGAAGAATTCAATAAAATTCACGATACAAAAGAAATAGTTGAAATGTCTAGTAGTGTAGGCAAATATTATGATGAACTACATCAACTAAATTGTTTGAAAGAATTAGATCCTAGCAAAGTAGGACATCAAGAACATATTAACAGTATTTGGATGGCATTGAATGCTAGCTATGCATTAGAGGCATTACGCTTCATGGTTAGTTTTGCAACAAGTCTTGCTATGGTAGAGAACAAGATTTACATTGGTAACGGAAACATTATCAGTTTGATATTGCAAGATGAGTTACTACATGCAGAATGGACAGCTTGGTTAATTAATAATGTAACTAAAGATGACCCAAGATTTGTTATAGCAAAACAACAATGTGAACGTGAAGTATATGAATTGTATATGGATGTTATACGTGAAGAAAAAGAATGGGCACATTATCTATTCAGTCGTGGAGTCGTGATTGGATTGAATGCGGAAATATTATCAGACTTTGTAGACTACACTGCTTTTAATCGTCTGAAAGATATCGGTATTAAATATAATGAGAACCATCCAAAACACTCGCCCATTCCATGGTTCAACAAACACGTGAATATTAATAAAAAGCAATCAGCATTGCAAGAAACAGAAAGTACTAACTATGTTATTGGCGTAATGAGTGACGTAGTTGATTATGAGGAGTTACCAATATTATGATAGAAAAAGACATTAGAAAACAATTAAACATGATTAACGAGTCTATGCAAATTAGTGAAGACTCGGTAACAACATTTGCCGCACTAGCGCATGAAGAATGGCGTAAAAATTATGATCCGTCTGGCACGAAACCTAGGATCAAAAAAAACAGTGACGGAACTGAAGGTGATATTAATCAATCTTTTAATAAAATACATCCAGATTGGCAAAAAGAAAATCTAGCGGCTGGACAAGCGGCACTTGAAGCAGTCAAAAGATTTTCAAATGATGAAGAAAAGGCTGCTGAGTTTATTCATATTCAATGGATGAGACGTAATCCAAAGGCAGATTATAATGCCGCACAACATGTACCTTATGAACAACTTCCGGAAGAAGAAAAAGAAAAAGATAGAGTACACGTAAGAACAATGAAAAAAATATTAGGACAACGATAATGAAAGCAATTGTATGGAGTAAGTATCACTGCCCTTATTGCGACCAAGCAAAAGCATTACTAACAAGTCGGGGTATTGAATTTGAAGAACGCAAGATTGGTGATGGATTTACTAAAGAAGAATTATTAGAAGCAGTTCCAACTGCCCGCACAGTACCGCAAATCTTCTTAGATGGAGAATTAATCGGTGGGTTTAATGAACTCAGAACAAAATTAACAGAAAGCGTATGATGCAAGTTGGAAAAATTTACACATTTAAGTTGAACAGTGGTGAAGAATTAATCGCTAAAGTAATAGAAAATACAGGTGGCGGATATATTACTATTTCAGAACCTGTAAGTATAGCACCCTCACAGCAAGGGATGCAAATGATTCCTAGTATTTTTACCGGAGATCCTGGAGCAAATGTTACACTAAATACTAATAGTGTTACTCTTTATAGCGATACCGAAGATAGTATCAAAGACAAGTATATTGAGGCAACTACGGGTATTAAATTACCGGATAAAAAAATTATATTAGGGTAAAATGGAAATTGGCGGTGGGGTACAATTTACTGCAGGAATGAACGTAACGGGTATATTTTCTATACCCGAAGCACCTACGTCTATTACCGCTAGTAGAAACAGTAGCCTAGCTGTCCCCGGTGATGTAACTAGCGCAACAGTAACATTTGTTGCACCCACACAACCATTCGGAGTTGATGCACAAGTATCAACATATACTGCAACAAGTACTCCGGAAAGTATTGTTGGAACTATTAATCAATCAACTGCCGGACCTATCACTGTAAGTGGTTTAACTAGTACTACTAATTATACATTTGTGGTAACTGCTACTAATAGAGCAGGAACTAGTCCAAATAGTATCACTAGTAATAGCATAGGTAGTTTGCCTCTTAATACAGTAACACCAGTATTAACCGGTACTACAACCGTAGGACAAACACTAACTACAACATCGGGCACATGGACTGGTAGTCCTACGCCAACGTTGGCATATCAATGGCAACGTGCCGGAGTTGATATTTCGGGAGCAACTAGTAGTACACATATACTAGTGAGTAGTGATGCAGGAAATACAATACGTTGTGCTATCACTGCAACCAATAGTACAGGTGCAGTTACACAAAACTCTAATACAACAACTGCAATTAATTGGATGCCTAATAATACAGTTGCACCAGTGGTGTCGGGTACTACACAAGTTGGCTATACATTAACTACAACAGATGGTACTTGGACTGGTTATCCAACACCAATACTTACATATCAATGGCAACGTGCAGGTGTTAATATTGGTAGCGGGTACGCAACTAGTAGTACATATACACTAGTGAGTGGTGATGCCGGTACTGTTATAAGATGTGTAGTTACCGGTACAAATGTATTAGGGCCAATTAGTGCAAACTCTAATGCAACCTCTGCTATTGTATGGCAACCAATTAATACTATTGCACCAGCAATCACAGGTACAACAACAGTTGGACAAACATTGTCAGTATCAACCGGTACATGGACGGGTTATCCAACACCAACATTTGCGTATCAATGGCAACGTGCCGGAGTTAACATTGCAAGTGCAACAAATAACACATATACATTGGTAAATACTGATGCTGGAAACACTATACGATGCATAGTTACTGCTACCAATACAGTAGATAGTGTTACACAAAACTCCAATACAACAACTGCAATTAATTGGATGCCAGCTAATACCGTGGCACCGGTCGTATCAGGTACTACGCAAGTTGGCTATACACTAACTACAACAAATGGTACATGGACTGGTTATCCAACACCAACATTCACGTATCAATGGCAACGTGCGGGTGTTAACATTGCAAGTGCAAATAATAGTACATATACTTTAGTAGGTAGTGATGCAAGTTATGTTATACGATGTGTAGTTACCGGTACAAATGTATTGGGGCCAATTAGTGCAAATTCTAACGCAACATCTGCTATTGTATGGCAACCAATTAACACATTGGCACCTGCTGTAACTGGTACACCCGTACAAGGTTATACACTAACTACAACAAATGGTACATGGACTGGTTATCCAACACCAACGTTTACATACCAATGGCAAAGTGCCGGGGTCGACATTACAGGTGCAACTAGTAGCACATACATATTAGCTAGTTCAGATTTAGGAAACACTATACGTTGTATAGTCACAGCTACCAACTCAGTCACTAGTGTAACTGCTAATTCCAATAGTACATCTATTGTAAGTAGTACCCCAGTAAATACAGTAGCACCAGCAGTTACTGGTACAGAAGCAGTTGGACAAGTATTATCTACTACTGACGGAACATGGACCGGTACACCTACACCAACGTTTACATATCAATGGCAACGTGCGAGTGTTAATATCAGCGGGGAAACTAGTGCAACATATACTCTAGTAAATGCAGATGCAGGAAGCACAATACGTTGTGTTGTTACCGCATCTAATACAGCTACAAGTTTGATTGGTGTAGTTACTGCTAATTCTAATAGTACCGGTATAGTTACTGGCCCACCTGTTAACTACGTAACTCCTGCAATTATAGGTACTACAGTGCTTGGCTTAGATTTAACATGTACCACTGGTTCATGGTATGGTTATCCAACTCTAACGTTTACATTTCAATGGCAACGTTCCGGGGTTGATATAGCTAGCGCAACAAATAATACATATACAATATTGGCTCAGGATGTCAGCACATCAATTACATGTATTGTTACTGCTACAAATGCTATAAGCACAAGCACTGTCACTAGTAATTCAGTTACACCGTCTATAGCTAGTTATTCTGTTATATCAGATGGGGGAACCGGTAGTAGAGGCTCTATTTTTATGGCCAACAATTCTGCATATGGTTTAAGAAATAATTTAACGATTGAATTTTGGATTAGATTGAATACTGGATCCAGAAATTCACTTGAAGTAATTCTCAGTCCTAGTAGTCTCAATAATCCGGCACAATTTATATCAATCGATAGTTCAAATCGTATCGGAATAGGTCCAGTATACACCCCGGCGGGAAGTGGGTTAGGTGCTAAAAGTGTTAATTCTCTAACTAGAGATGACTCAACATGGCAACATGTAGCAGTAGTAGTATCATCGGGTAATTTAAAGTTATTTGTTAACGGCACATTGTGGACTTTAACTGGTACTACTACTGGCTGGAATACAGGATCTGTAACAGTATCAATGACGTTATTCAATTATGCTGGTGGAGGTAACTATTACCTTAAGGGTTCATTATCAAATATGAGAATAACTAAGGATACGGTCTTATATACTGGCGCCTTTACTCCACCAGCAAATCCATTAACAATATCTACCGTAGGAACAACTGGCGCTAACGTATATAACGGTGCGTTGAGTTCTACTGTAGTGTTCTTAGGACTCAACACAACCAATACTAACAATGATGATTCTAATTACGGAGTACTAACTACAAACAATCCATCGTTTATTCGCTATTCAACATCTAATCCGTTTACTGAAATAGCGCCCGGAGAACAAGTATATACTACATCGGGTACTTACACATGGATAGCACCTGCTTATGTAACTGAAATTTCAGTAGTTGCTGTTGGTGGCGGTGGAAGCGGCGGACCTGGGCATATTAATGGTGCTTTTGGAGGAGACGGTGGGTATCTAGCATATAGAAATAATATAACAGTCATCCCGGGTTCTCCGTATACCATAGTAGTTGGAGCCGGTGGTGAGGCAGTAAATTATATAAAAAATAATGGTAGTAACAGTTCTATATCATTAAACAGTACTGCTATTTGTTTAGCACTGGGCGGTGGTCAAGGTGGATCTGCTGGTATAGCAGAACAGACTTCTTATGCTGGTGGCGGAGGTGGTACTATAGGTGGTGGCGATACACAATATAACGGAGGTGGCGGTGGCGCTGGCGGATATGCCGGTATCGGTGGAGTAGGCGGTAGTTTGTCTAGTAACCAGAATGGCGGTATACCTGCATCAAACAGTGGTGGAGGCCGGGGTGGTGCCTATGGTAATAACGTCGGTGCAACAGGTGGAGGTGGTGTGGGTATATATGGTAAGGGTCTAGAT